AACGTTGATTTAACAACGTTTCTGAGGACTCTGGGTTTAACCCAGGGTTCTTTTTTTCTATCCGAGGGGCAAGGAAGGGGCAAGATTATTCGTAATGATATTATCTAAAATATTGACTGCTTGGTCTTTCATGTTCCTTGTGACATGGGTATAGATGTTGGTGGTCACTTCCGAATCAGCATGACCAACCCTGTCCATGATGGTTTTTAGTGGCACGTTGTTTTCAGCCAGTATGCTGATCGTGGTGTGTCTGAAGATATGAGGGGATAGATGCTTGTCGATAGGCGTTTCCAGTCTGGCATTAGCCCGTTGGAGCGATGCACTTAGGATTGTGCTATGGATAGGCCTTCCAGTGTTGGTAGTGAAGATTTTATCGCTATGATACCAATCTGGATTGGTTGATTCACTTAACTCTTTCAACTCTAGTATCTGGTCAATGATTTCCATTTCTCGATTAGTGAGGTAGGTAGTTCGGTAACTAGCGACTGTTTTAGTCCCTTCGTTTTCTGGAATGTATCTGTTGAAGGATGTGTGGATATCCAGGGAGCGTGTTCCCTTGTGGTAATCTGAAACAGTCAATCCAGCCAACTCTCCTATCCGGCAACCGTTCAGGAGCATAAACTCACACGCCAGGGCGTATCTCAGTGTTATGTCCTTTCGATAGAGTTCTTTCAATAATCTACTGTATTCGTCTGGTTCCAAGTATTTATTTTTGGCGGTTTGTTGTTTCTCAAGTTTATTCTTTTTCTTTGGAAGACGTGCCTTACGTGATGGGTTATCGCTAATAAGTTGTTGATCCACAGCGTAATCGAAGAATGTATTTAACACGGTCTTGGCTCGATATTTCTGTGAATCTGTCCAGTCTTCAGTGTCTAGCAAGGATTGGATAAGTCTGACATTAATATTTGACAGGATAGTTCCTTGTTCAATAGCGTCAGATATTCTCTTAACGGATGCTGCAAGGCTCTTGATTGAGCTTAACTTAATCTGCTTTTGATGAAATTCCCACCACTCATTAAAAACACTATGGAATGATACATTAGTAGTGCTTGATGATTCTATTTTCTGGGCTATCTTATCATCAAGTAAGCGTTGAGCTTCTTTCTTCGCTCGATTTGAGCCGCTATTAAGTGTTACAGACACACGTTTCCATTTCTCCGTGTAAGTGTCCTTGTATCTTTCAAAATATTTATATTTTCCGTTCGGTAATTGTTCTACCCACATTGTCATAGCTCCTTAAATTTGGTAAAATGGGTGCAGAAAAGGACATGTAAAGCTGTTTCCAGTTTACACGGTTTTTTCTGTGATGCATAGAGCTCTATAATCTAACTTTGGCGAGGGAGATTATAGGGCTTTTTTTATTGCGATAATAATTTAGTTTTCTGTGCTTGAAATTCTTCCTCAGTAAGTACGCCGGTGTCAACCAATGATTTTAATTTAATCAATTCGTCAGCAATTAAATTCTGCGATAGCGGCTGATTGTTCTGGCTTACTTCTATCTGTGGTCTATATAGACTTTGTTTGTATGCTTCGGATGCACGTTTAATCTTGTCAGATAGGACTGGTACAGCGATTTTTGGGATGTTCTTGATATGTGCCCAAGATACCCCATTCATCACCGAGATTTCACCCAAGAGGACTCCACTTTTAGACGATACACCATTGACCATATCGAGAGGAATTTCAGAAGTCTGGACACCGTAAATCATGCCTTTGTCAACAAACATAATGCGTTTTTGAGTTAAAACGATTAAGACAGTATTGCCGTCATACATTCCAGATGCGGCATATTGTATCACCTCATCGTCCGATAGTAATTGTGGTAGGTAGTTAACCTCTTTTCGAGTACCGAACATCTTAGGGACGCCCGCCTGCATTAATTGAGTTTGGACTGTTAATAAATTCATCGCGTTACTTCATCATTTTCAAGTATTCATTTTTTACAAACGTCTCATCACAAATCGTGGTGAGATTATATTTTTCCATGAAGTGTAAGTAATTGAAGTCGTCAAGATTTTCATTTTTCAACAATTCATGGATCATATTCCTATTTGCTTGAACCTCATACTTTTCCCGTAGACGCTCATAGTCTTTGGAATTGTGCTCTAGATGCCCTAATTCATGCAGTAGGACCTTTAAACGTATTTCTGGGTCTAAATCCTTATTGATATAAACCACACGGTTAACAGGGTCTAGGAATCCATCTCGTGGCCACTGGCTAGAATCGAACTCACAAAGAGACACGTTGAACTGCTCAAGTAATTCTTTTTCAGACATAGCTTCCTCGTATCAGCTTCTATAAAAAGCAAAAGAGCCAATTCAACAAACGAACCGGCTCTTTTTAGACGTTTTGTTCCCTTACACTTGCGCACGCACAAGCCATAGGGCGCTGAACTTAATCAGTCTTCCACTAAAAATAGTTTACAAAATGTTTTACTTATTGTCAATGATTTTACAAAAAATAGTAAACATTTTAACCAGTTCTGGTGTTTTGGTGTAATCAGATGCATACCTTTGCATTCGGTCAATAAGATTTTGAATTTTTAAACCTTGATGATGTTGAACTGCAGTGGAACAGTAGGCATTTGATAAAGCAATGAGTGAAAGAAGGTCATTCACTTTGCGATATTGGCGATATTTGAGAACGCCCTTTTGTCTAGCAAACGTGTTGACTACAGCGTTTACTCTATTCAACTTTTCGTCATCTCTGAATACATTTACCATCAAGACATTATTGTGAGCACAGGCGTTTCTGAGATGTCTTGAGTTATCACCCAACGTCACGGCCTTTTGAAGAGAGCTAGGCCTATACTTATTAAAATAAAGCCCTACTAATTTTAACAAGCAGCCATAATCCATGTGTTCCATCAATGCCCAGATAGGGATATCTGATCCACGTTTTTGGAACATATCTTTTTGATAGCGTGATTGTCTAAAACGATTGTAGGTACTGTTGTAATAGGTAGAATAGTCAACAGCGAACTCCTGGACAATGGTATAACCATCCTCATTAGGGTTATTGGTGATCAGCCTAGATAATTCCACTTTGATAAAATGTTCCACATTGATGGCGATATCTAGAAGGGTATCTCGAAGATACATATCGATTGTGGCTAAATCTACGAGATGCTGAAAATCAAGGTGTTGGTATTTTCCGTTTTTCTTTTTAAAATTTTTCCGAAAAGCAGAGACTTTATAGTAGTAGTTGTTCTTTTCCAGGAAAGTAATAGCTTTTCCTTTTGGCATGAGCTCAAAACTAACGCCGTTATTGTCAAGCAAAGCAACTAAATCTCGATAAGATTGTTTTTCCTTACGAACCATCTCAATCCCCCTTGCTGCTCATATACCCAGCAATGATACCACGGATGGCCCGCTTATCATCATCGGTCAGCGGTTTACCGTCGAACATCATGGCATTAGCTATGATGTTATCGATGTCGTCTGGTGGTGTTTGACCGTCTGTGGCAATAGCAGGGTTGTCGGTTCTACCCAGGAGGTAGTCTGTGGATACACCGAAGTAGTCAGCGATTTCTTGTAATCGGTCAGATTTAGGAGTCTTTTCTTTTAAAGTATAGAGATAATTTATACTATAGCCTAAATCTTCGGCAACTTTTTGCAGACTTATTCCTTGTTTTTGAGCAAGTTCCTTAATTTTTTCAAGTGTGGAAAACATCGTCATTTCAACCTTTCTGAGGCATGACAAAAAATATTTATAAAAAAGTGTAATTTATCCTTGACTTATTTTACACTTTCGTATAAAATATAATTTGTAAAGCGAATGAATAAGCGAAACAAAAAACGAAGATAAAACTAAAAAAATAAGTTTGGCGACTTTGATTATCAGTATTTATCAAGTGTTTTGTTAGTGATTTTCTTATACATTGATTTTACACTTATGTATAAAAAAAGTCAATAAAAAGTGTAAAAAATTCGCAAAAAACTTCGCTTTTACCATTTTAAAGAAAGGAAAGATAAAAAATGAGTCAGCAACATCAAAAATGGACTGCTTTAGTCGAACAACGATTGAAAGAGAAAAACTGGTCGAAAGCAGATTTAACACAAGCGGTTGGTTTACGAAGTCAAGGTACCATTACCGATTTGCTCAAAACTGGTAAAGGTAGTGTTGATTTAAAACTACGTGTTTCTAAAATTCTTGGTATTCGTGAGCCATGGGAAGAATTTGAAGAAAAAATAATATAAAGGAGTAAACATGAAAAAACTAAAAAAACTCAAAGAATTCTTTGAGTGGAATTTAGACGGATATGATGTTGCACTTGCAATTATCGGAAGCCTTGCAGGGGTGTCACTGGGAACGTTGATTTTTTGGATTTTATTTAAAAAATAAAAAATTGATAGCTAGTGTGATAGCAGTCGTCACGAAAGCAACAGTTAGTGGAAACCAAAATGAAGTCAACCAAAGATATCTATTGTGTTCTTTGTAAGCTTGATAAAAATAAATCCCCTCTTCAGTAACGGCGATGTCATGGGAGATGTCTTGAATCACTAACTTGTGGTAAACCAATTCGCCGAGCGGTTCACCTTGTTCATCTATCAGTTTTTCATACTGTCCAGGTTTAATGCGAGGAGATTCTTGGGATTTTCGAATATCAAGCAATGATTTTAATAATTTTCTGGCTTTTCGTGAAATGATAATCATACAGCACCTCATTAGTTTTTATTACATTATATCAAAATGCAAAGGAGCAACAATGAAACCAAAACGATATCCATATAGCGGAAATAAAAAAGAGTCAAACACTATTGTAAAATTAGCGATTGACTCCTCAAAAGTAACAAAAACCTACTATCCGCCCTTGCTGAGCGTTAAGAAGAGGTTGTGCCCTTAATCTTCAAAGCTGATATTGTATTCATTTATACCACAAACAGAAAGGAAACAATATGAGACCGAAACATTATCCGTACAGCAAAAAAAAGCGCGTACCTAAAATAGTAAGCGCCGATAAAGCGACAGAGATTGTATTAAGCACTATTGATTCTTGTGTTTTTCAACGTATGAATCATAAGCTTTCAGAATCTCACAAGTGGTATTAAAAGCGATAGCGCTAGAAATTGCTACAACTTCGCTATCAAGTTCAATGCCATTGTCAGCAAGTGACTTTAGAGCTTCGCTCACAGATTCGTTGATACCAGCACGAATTTCTGGGTACTTAGCTTCTAAAAAATCATCAAAGTCATTCATGACTTATCCTCCTTTCGTTAGGATAAGTCGATTATATCAGATTCAGAAAGGATAATACATGAACGAAATAGCACTATCAAACAACCTTTCTCAAATTGAATTGGAAATAAACCACCACAAGCAAATAGCTGGGCAGTCGATTTGGGAGATTGGAAGACGGTTGAAACACGTCAAAGAAAACGACCTAACACACGGTCAATTTAGGGAGTGGCACGAAGGCCTAGGAATTGATAAAGACTTTGCTTATAAGTCGATAAAAATTGTTGAGGAACTGCCAAATGTCGAAACGTTACGACATTTAGGGGCAACCGCCTTACACTTAATCGCAACGCTTCCAGAGGAAGAAAAGCAAGGGCAAATTGAAAAGATTGAACAAGGCGAATCACCAACGGTCAGAGAATTGCAAGAGGTCAAGCGTCGTCTTAAACTCAAAGACCAAACAATCAAAGCGTTAGAGGGCGAGCTTGAGCGTGCCAAGGCAGTCAAACCGATTGAAAAGGTAATCGAAAAGGAGGTAGTCCCAGACGATTACAAGGCTACGCAAAACCTCAACAAGCAACTACTAGACAAAAACAAAGACCTATCGGACGAGCTTGATTCAGTCAAAAGAAGTTTGCGACTTAAAGAAGCGTCTTACGAAATGCTTGAGCAAGAAACCTCGGAAGCACTAGCCTTGAAAGAGTCTATCGAACACTTACGAGCGGACAAAGAAAAGCTGGAAAACAGTGTTACTAATATCTTTAATCTCAGTAAGCTCGTAACCAAGTTTGAAAATTTCTTTGACGAAGAAATGGCACCGCTTAGATTTAAAACCCTTATCCAAGGGATTGGCAAGGATGCCCAGATTGAGAAATTAAGAGACATCTTAACGCTAACTGAAAACTGGTTGGACGAAATGAACAAAATCATCCCAGAAAGTGGAAGAACAATCATAGAAGGAGAAATCATCAATGAGTAAGAAAAAAGACAAGAAAAAAGAAAATCTGCTCGCTGAAACAGTCGAAATGCAGAAAAAACAAGCTATGAATCTTGTTGCCCAAAGCACAGTTAACCAACAGCTTTTGGAAGAAGTAATCGGAATCAAGGAAGAAATGGACAGAAATGTTAAAAAGACAAATCAAAAACTCACTGACATTGAGTTACTTGTCGAGGAAGTCAATAAGAAAGTCCATATCGACGACGGTGAGGCAACCAAAATCAAGAGCCTTGTTTTCAGTAAAGCTGGTGTGTTCGCTGATATGTATTTCAAAGAACATAAAACACATCCTAGTGACAACCTGTTCGCTTCCAAGAAAGGTCAGTTTATCCGCTTGATGTACTCACGTTTGAAGAAAGCATTTAACGTGACTAAGTACACAAATATCAAGCATGTTGAAGCTAAGAAAGCAATCCAATTCTTGAGAGATTTGTCTTACGACGATTTCACAAAATTTGAAATTCGTGAGACACCAAAACAAAAAGAGCTTATAGCTCTTGAAAAGGGATTGAAAGAAATCGGGTGACGCTTATGGAAATTACCTACAAACCAGTCGGAGTTAACGAGACGGCTGAGTGGGGAGACTACGACCACCTCATGCAGCGGTGGGAAGGTCTTGGAAAGTCAATGGCAAAGAACCTCATTCGAGAAATGAGGGACAACAAAGATTTCCAAGGGTACGTATTCAACCCAACACATAAACTGGTTTTCATAAACTATGAGGGGTTTAAGTCCTTCATTGAGTGGAAAACCAAAAACAGATTCAAATAATATCAACACCTTGACGGCACTAGTGAGCTAGCGGGGCAACAATTCAGTTGAAACGTAAGCAATACCATTAGATGATTTGATTTTATAATGACTCCTAAAAAATAAAATCCAAAAGTCCTCGCTAGTTCTCCAGTGTCGCCAAGGCAACAAAAAAGGCTGACCCCTGCCAGAGTCAGACCCTAAGATATTGAAATCAAGGTAACTATATCATGAAAAAACAAAAATGGGAACCAGTCATAATCAACATTATGGCGGACGGTTCCAGAGTTGATGATCTAACTAAATATGTCATTCCTAGCGGCCACGCTTACTATGACATCATTCAAGGTATTTGCCAGAAAGGAGCATAGGTCATGGGATATGAAGTATATCCAACGAAACACAGACCACAACTATACTCAAATGAATAACCACTCAGCCCAAAATGCTGAACTGAGCCTACAAGCTAAAGGGTTGTTATGGGTGCTGATGACTAACAAGGAAACCTGGAGACCTTACTTAGAGGAGTTGTCTCAGCGGTCTAAGAACGGCAGGGACGCTCACAGAGCGGCGTTTGAGGAGCTGAAAAAAGCGGGCTATATCCGTGTATATCGTAAGAGCCTAGGGCGTGGTAAAGGGATACAGAATTATCCGTTAGTGCAAGACATCCCCATCACTGATAGTTACTGGGAGTACTGGGTGAGACATTTAGAGAAAGAGTTATCCACAGGTAATAGTGATGATGATTTTACAACTTACTGATTTTACAAAGTTGAAAAGTTCAAAAGTTGAATTTTACAAAGTTGAAAAGTTCAAAAGTTGAAAAGTTCAAAAGTTGAAGAATCCGACACTAATAATAACTAATAAACAATAAAGACTAAGTAATAATAATATGGCGTTGTCACGCACTAACCAACAACAATATGGTGCTGCCGCACACTAAGTAATAATAACTACTAATAGATAACAATACAGTAATCATAGTTAGAAGAATAAGAGAGGTAAACATGACTAATCAAGAACGCTATGTGGAAGATTTAAAAATAATTCCCGAAGGCGGAAACAAAGCCTACGTCATTGACGGATTTAATGCCTGCATTAGAAGACATGGATATCTTGGGCATCTATGCGGATACGTCGAAGTGCCAGACGGATTGAACGTCAACATTGACGAAATCGATTGTCACGGAGGCATCACATTTAACGACCATGGGAGTGCGTTTCCCACCAACGGCTACTATATCGGTTTCGATTGCATACATCATGGTGATTGGGCCCCTTTCACAGCTAGCGAGGGGTTTTTGGATAGCTATGGAACATACAAAGACAGCGAGTTTGTCTTAAACGAAATCAAGAATATTATCAAGCAACTAAAGGAGAAACAGAAATGAAAAAAATTATCAACTGGATTTGGTCTAAAAAACAAGAACAAGTAGAAGTGTTTGAGGTTCCACAATGGGAATCTTACACAGTTAAAACTAGACGTTACAACCTAGATCATGGATTGCCAGAAGACCAACTTGTGGGGTGATTGCATGAAGCTACTAAAGAAATTGCTAACCAGAAAGAAACCCAAACCGCAAGAGCCGTTCTTTGAATGGGTTGAAACCCCAGAGGAAAAACAAGAACGACTCAAGCAGAAATACAGCAAATAACATAACTTTCAATCCGTAGCCACGGCCTACCTCAGCAAGACAGAATCTTGTCACTAGCTCAAGAGAATAACAAGCTCAAAAGAGAGCTTTGGCACCTAAAAAAGTCAAAGGGCAAGAAATGGCTCTAAAATCGCTTGTAGCCGCCCTAAATAATCTAGTGGCACAAATTACACTAGAGAAACGGTAAAATGGCAAATAACCCCCAAAATTTGATAATTAGGGGTATGTAGAAAGGATATGACATGGAAAATCAATTACAAACTACAAAAGGGACGTATTTAACCGACTTGCAACAACTCGACGGCGAGACGTTAAGAAATTTCGTTGACCCGAAACATCAAGCAAGCCCACAAGAGCTTCAAACACTGCTAGCAATCGTTAAGAATCGCAATCTTAACCCTTTCACTAAAGAGGTCTATTTCATCAAGTATGGTAACAACCCGGCTCAAATCGTGGTGTCTAAGGATGCTTTCATGAAGCGAGCTGAACAGAATTCAAACTATGACGGTTTTGAAAGTGGTGTGATCTACGAGGATGAAAAAAGCGAGCTTAAAACTAAGAAGGGCGTAATCTTACCTCGCAAGGCCACCTTAATCGGTGGTTGGTGTGAAGTGTACCGCAAGGATAGAAGCCGTCCAGTGTATCGTGAAGTTGAATTGTCAGCTTATAACACGCATAAGAATTGGTGGCAGAAAGCACCGGGTCAAATGATTGAGAAAGTGGCAATCGTGGCAGCCGTTCGTGATGCATTCTCCGAGAATGTGGGCGGTCTATACACTGCGGATGAAATGGAACAAGCGGCACCTATCGACGTTACCCCACGAGAAACGCAAGAGGATGTTAAGGCTCGTAAAATGGCACAGATTGAGCAGCAAAGACAGGAGCAAGCTCAACCAGTCCAACCAGAGCCAGAACTAGTCGAAGACACTGAGGAAGTGGAAGAACAGCCACAACCGCAACAAGCACGCTACGAGTCAAGAAGCGATCAACAACCTAACTTCATTAGCGACGAACAGCATGACCTTATTATGCAGCAACTCAATGAGTTGGCTCTAATCACTGGTCAAGCAGTTGAAACGGTGGGTAATTACTACCTCAAAAAGTACAAGCTCAATGATTTTCATGAATTGCTAGTACCGGGATTTAGCGTGGTAAGCAACGACATTCAAACACAAATCAATAACCGAAAGGGATAGAACATGAAGGATGTAACTAATAATTTTTTGGAAACAATCGAGCCAGTATATACACCGGGAACGATTAACTTTGATTTTGAAGCATTTGACAAAGCTATCCAAGCAGCAGTTAGCGAGCTATCAGACGAACAACTGGACCAGCTTGAATATAGCGACATCAAGAAAGAAATTACCCGCTACAAAGGGCTTGACGACAAGTTAGATGCAAAACGTAAAGAGATTTCAAAAATCTATAAGAACCCACTCACAGAATTTGAGGGCAATCTGAAGAAATCACGCAAGCCATTGCAAGAGCTGGTTGACAAGTTGCGTGCAAAACGTGATGAAATCGACAATCACCAAGCAATGCTCCGAGCTGACCATGTTAGATCAGTGTTTGAAGAAAAGTGCGAACTTGCTGGACTGGATAAAGACACATTTAAGGACAAGTATGACGGCTATTCTTTGAAGAAGTTTTTCAAAGACAAGAAGATGGAACTCAAGAAGGAAACCATCGAAGAAATCGACGCTCTTGTTTTGGCTGAGTATGACCGACTTGAGGAATACAAGGCCAACATTGCCATGATTGAAGAACAAGCTCTTGATTATGAGTTGCCGTCTGAGCCATACACTAGAGCGTTGCAGAACGACACGCCTCTAGTTGAAATCTTGCAGCAAATGAAGAAGGACCGTGATGTAGCTATTGAGCGCAAGCAGAAAGCGGAAGCTAAAGCGAAAGCAGAAGCGGCACGCCTAGCAGAAATTGAAGCCATGGCTAAACAGTCAGCGAACGAGGAAATCAAGGCAGTAAACGCTGAAACTGGTGAGGTTATCGAAGACACTAAACCCGTTGAGGAAGTGCCTAGCAAGCCCGTTGAGCCTTATAAGGTCAATCTTTCGCTAACTTTCCACGGCGGTGAAGATCAATGGCACCAATTCGCTAAGTTGCTTGATGATAACTTTGTAAACTACGAAATATTAGGAGAAAAATTATGTTAAATTCGGTCTGCCTTGTTGGTCGCCTAACCCGTGACCCAGAACTAAAATACACTGGTAATAATATCGCAGTAGCTACATTTAGTCTTGCGGTTAACCGTACTTTCAAGGACGCTAATGGTGAACGTGAAACAGACTTTATCAACTGTGTTATCTGGCGTCAGCAAGCTGAGAATTTGGCTAATTGGGCTAAAAAAGGCGCATTGATTGGGATCACTGGACGCATCCAGACACGTAGCTACGAGAATCAGCAAGGTCAACGGGTGTATGTAACTGAGGTAGTCGCTGAGAACTTCCAAATGCTAGAAAGCCGTGCAGCGCGTGAAGGTAGTAGCGCTACTCAAGGCAATACATCGGGAGCGTTTGGCAATGGCAACGGCTATGCAGGTCCTTACGGACAACAAGCACCGCAACAACAAGGGCCAAACTTTGCAAGGGAGAGCACCCCATACGGGAACGCAAACCCTATGGATATCACGGATGACATGTTGCCGTTCTAATTAGGTGAAATATGAAACTAGAATTTCTATTACCAAGGTCAAAAACTAAACCTGCTCAAAATTTAGTTATCAACAGTAATGACAGATTTCACTATCAAGCAGAGGGTCGGATGGTCAAAAAACTGCGATTGATAGCGAGAGCAGAAGCGGGGCTTAACATTAAGCCAGTATATAGCCCAGATAAGCCTTGTAAAGTGCTCGTCACGGTCTTTGCACCAACCAGACGAAGATTAGACCCACCTAACCTATATCCGACTGTTAAAGCTATTATAGACGGCTTGACGGACGCTAATTTGTGGCCAGACGACAATCACGAAGTTATCAAAATGATGTCGTTTCAGTACGGCGGCCTAAGTGGTGAGTCTGGGAAATTTAAGATTGTGTTAGACATTGAAGGAGCGTGAAATGAGTTGGGCAGTATCAGTATTTGAGAATGGCAAACTATATTGTCGTATTCAATACAAGGATAAAAACAAGGCACTGAACGAGTTTCACCGGCAAGGTGCTAAATATGGCGGTAGCAAGTGCCATGAATTGGAATTAAAGGAGATTAGCAATGGATAAACAAGAAGCAGTACAGAAACTATCAAAGGTAGCACGCATTTCGGAAGCTTACGCTGAAGATTTATATGATTCTTTCTTCCCTAAACCAGTGGTGAAACAGTGCGTAGCAGATTGGTATGAGAAACATAAAGATAATTTTGAAACTAATCTGTTTCGGGCAATCAACTTAACTCCAACCGTCTATAGAGAAGGAGAATTGAGCGAATTTCAGGAATGGATAGTTGACGAACATACCAAACCATTCCAAACCCTCGTCAACATGCACCAGTTTGGCTATGAGGTCGAGAAAGAGCCTAGATATACGGTTCGAGTTAAAGGGATTGACGACGAGTACAACTTTTTGAACTATGGTACATCTTTTAAAGACTGGACTTTTGATGATGGTGAAGGCGCGAAGGGGGTAAGAGTAGCCCACACCCGCAAAGAGCTTGAAGATGCTAATTTCGGCTGGGTATTTGATTGTGAAGGCGTGGAAGTGAAAGAGGTGGACGAATGAGCTTATTTGATGAAGTGAATGAATTAGGAAACAAAAGCTATGAGAAATGGTTTAATCGGTATTTCGATAAACACAACCTTGAAGCAAAAATCAAAAAAGCAGCTATGCAAGGGGCCAGTGCCTATCGTATCGATATCGAAAAAGAACCAGACAAATATCTTGCGAATAGATTAAATGACAAAAGGACAATTGATTTACTTAAAAATCGGCTTGGTGAAGGTTTTAAAGTTGAAAAAATAAAAGCAGAGTCTATGTATACTATTTTTGGTAATCGTATGATTTTAGATAGATTTATTCTTATTTCGTGGCAGTCAGGAAATGGGGGGGTAGAGGATGCCTGAATTAATTAACACCGAAGATTTTCAATTACCATTAGAGCCGTTAGAGTCTAATTTAGATTTATTAAAGAGGTGGAATAAATGGATGCAATAGATTTTCTACTATGTTCATTTGCGCTTGATGTTATGTTAGTGATGCCAGTGTCGAGCGAAGAAACGAAAAGCTACCTGATTGGACTTCAAATAATCTTAGTGTCAGGAGTGTACTTTTACAAGCAAATTTTTCGAGGTGGTCAAAAATGAACAGACTTAAACAGTTAAGAAAAAAGAAAAGGCTAACTCTTATGAATTTGTCTAAAGAATTGGGTTTGCCAGATAGTACATTGTCTCAATACGAGAACGGCAAAAGGCAAATGAGCATAGGAAAAGCCAAAAAGATAGCCAAGTATTTCGGCGTTAGCGTTGGTTATCTGCTAGGGCTTGATACACCAACAAAGGACGGTATCACTGAACTAATCGACAAGGTCAATGATTGGGCTATTAGTCATGGACTGGACAAAGGCAATCCTAAAATCGAATGGATGAAGGTAACGGAAGAGGTTGGTGAAATACGAGACGTGTTTCTAAAACCTCACGATTTCACTGATCCAGAATGGTCGTTAAAAGACGCTATAGGCGATTCTATCGTAACGCTAGTAGTTTTATGCTTACAGCTCGGTTACGACGTCGAGGAGTGCCTAACAATCGCTTATAACGATATCAAGGATAGAAAGGGAATGATGGTTGATGACAACTTTGTTAAAACCAAAACGAGAGAATCAGCTAATAGTAGCAACGATTCTGCTAGTGGTGACGCTGGCGATTAACATTGGTACAGTGGTATGGGTAGTCAACCGACCTATCGAGATGGTACTTATCCACAAGGCTGACAATGCCGTTGAATTACACGGCAAGGTTACTGGAAAATCAATGGTAGGAAAACTCTACACCCTCGATTGTGGGGCGTATGGAAAGTTCCTAGTTAGCAAAGAGCAGTACGATAGCGTTAACGTTGGGGATGATATTCCCAGCTATCTGAAAGGACGGGGGCAATGATACCAAGATATAGAGCTTATGATGGTGGCTCGCTATGCCGCATGTACAGTCCAGAAGAAGTAATGGTTGGCAATGGCGACATTTGGATTATTGATGAGGATGGGGTTGCTGGTGAATGGATTGTGAATAATGACCTTGTTCTCATGCAATCGACTGGATTGACTGACAAAAATGGCAAGGAAATCTTTGAAGGGGATGTAGTCAAAATGGCTAAGAATGTCTATTCTGAGCCAACTTATTACGAGGTCGCAAGACACCGAGGCGGAGCATATCGTCTTGAATCTAAGCAATACGGATGTGAATTGTGGCTACGACATGCCGATTGCGAAATTGCAGGGAATATATACGAGAATCCGGAACTGGCAGAGGTGAGCTCATGAGCGTGAAATACAAATATTCCGGGTTGACCGAGGAATTATATCAGCGGTTAGTCAGTGAACATGCGGCACTTAGAAAAACACACAAAAAAGGCTCCTATAAACAGTTCTTTCAAGAAGTGCGACAGTGCAGCGAAGTACAAGCCCGCATCATTTACCAAGCATTTAATAGTGCAGTCGTGGAACGTGCGAGGATATCGCCCCAAACTGTCGATAGACTAGAAGGCATTATCTCCGATGAATTATTCGACGACCTTCAAGATTATCTGTCTACTAATTATACAAGGGGTAAAACCACGCGCCCAGTGTTGGATAAAGCCAACGCAGGACTGCCAGAGGAACTGTTCAAACGATTCCAAGAGGAAGTGGAAGGATTAAGAAAGACTTATCCTAACAGTATTGTCAAGCATATTATGGATGTTAAAAGTTGTGACAAAAAAGCAGCTAACAAAACTCAAAACGCCATCAATCTGTGCTATGCGGAAAAAGCCGCCCTAACACCGTTGAAGGCTATTCAAATGGAAGGACTACTTTCAAGAGGGCTATTCAGCGAGATTATTGACTTTGTTTTCAATAACTACGAATGGGCCGAGAGGTTGGACGGTGAAGTTGATCGTATCACGCTCGAATATCGTAATAAAGGCAAGATAGGTCGCAATAAGACATCGGTCAGAAAAGCTCTTTATACAGCCTATGCACTAGGCGTGTAGCTAGAACGGTTTACGAGGGTTCAACTCCCTAACTAGCTATTACCAGTCAAATAAATAATTAGAATCGAGGAGCCTTTTTTATTTTTGTTACCCTAGCCTTGTATAGCTGGTGGCAGGGCTAAATATAACGTATGGGAGGTGGTAGCCTAATCCTTCTTTATTGTATAAAAAAAGACCCAGACTAATGCCCAGGACTGTTCAAACGTTAATAATATTATTATACCATAAAGGGAACGTATTTATGAGAACAGTGGAACGATTGCAACAAATAAAAGCACTAGACAGGTACATTGACAGTCAGATAGAACAGATTAAGCGTCTGGAATCCCAAGCCCTTAAAGTAACGGCTGGTGCTATGCAAACAGATATGGTACAAGGTGGTAAACGTAAGGGCAAGGATGATATCTATGTAGAACTTATGACGGCTAGGGAGGAAGTGGAACGTTTCACTGCCGAGGCTATTAAGCAAAAGCTAGACTTCCGCCGTCAAATATCAGAGGTTGGGGATATAGATGCTAGGTCCCTGCTGCAAATGGTTTATATAGACCAGCTGGATATCTGGCAGATATGTGACCGTATGGGCTTTAGTAAAGCTACCTACTATGTTAAGCTAAGACAAGCTGAGAAGTATTTGGACTAATCTGCATTAGTCTATACCAATCTATAGTGCATCATACTCTAGTCATGGTAGTATAGTATTATCGAATCAGAAGGACACAGTAGCGTTCTTCTTTTGTTTTATCTGATTGAGAGGAGGTATACCTATGCCGATGGTCAGACGATGCAAGGCGGATGGATGCCATGCTCTAACAGAGAGACCATTACATTACTGTACTACACATAGCAGTATGGAAGCAGCATACACTGAAGAGAGACAGAGATACTCACGGACAAGATACAACACACGAGTAAGGAACCGAGACGATGAGAGCAAGGAACGCTATGCATTCTATCGTTCAAAGACTTGGTCTTCTATTCGTAAGATAGCTTTGGAACGTGACAACTATCTGTGTCAGTACTGTCTAGCGTTGGGTGTGACCACACCAGACGCACGTATAGGCGACCACGTAACACCCGTTGAAATAGCTCCAGAACTTAGAACTGAAGTTTCAAACGTAGTAGCTACATGCAGAAGCTGTGATAACACCAAGAGGACTTTAGAGCAAGAAATCTATGGTACTGGTCAAAATAGAACGAAACAGAACACCGAGCTACGACTTTCCGTGGCTACGTGGGCCGATTTAATAGCCCGCAAAAAATAGGACGTTGTTAAACCACTCTAATAAGCCCATAGCACGATTTTATAATAAGGGTGGGCAATAAACACTCAGCACATTTTAAAATTGACCCCCGCCCCCTTCTCGTGCCAAGGAGAGCCGCCACAAGGTGTTTTCTTACACCGCGCGCCAATTTTGAGGATTTTTAAGAGGTGTCATAACAAAGATAGGAAGTGAGAAAATGGCGAATAAGTCACCAGCCAAACGGAAACCGTTTTACGAGCAAAATGACCGCTTTCTGCCCATTGACCCACCGAACTATTTGGGCACAGTGGCGAGGTCGGTTTGGACTAAAATCATTCCGTATTTAAAAGCAACAGAAAAGGTCGAACGCATTGACACGTTCCTTGTAGAAACCTACTGTACTAATTACGAGATTTACAAGAAAGCCTACGAGGATGTGAAAGAAAACGGTATCCAAGCCGAAATTAAAAAAGTTATCCAAGCACAAGGTAGTGGCGAGATTCTAGGCGAGCAGTCAATGGGATTTAGAAAAAACCCAGCCGTTGCGACGATGAAAGATGCCACTGAAACCCTTAATAAAATAGGGATTCAGCTAGGCTTGACCCCTAAAGGACGGGCAGAATTGGCTGAAATAGCCGGAAGTCAAGCGGATAATTCTTCGATGAAAGATAAAATGGCAGCATTCTTTAAATAAAGGAGGTGAAACATGCAAGAGATTGATTTAACCAAGTCAAAAGATGTAATCGGTGCTTATAATAGCATCGATTTTTCTTATGAACGAAAAACCTATACCGACTATGGCACGCAATACTGTTTCAACGTGCTAGATGGCAAGATTATCGCCGGTTACAATATCCAATTAGCATGTCTTAGACACCTCCGAGACTTACAACGACAAGGGGATGAAGATTTTCCTTATGTTTACTCGATTGAATCGTTTAACCGTTTTTTGAAATTCTTGTCTTTAGTCCCTAACGTTGATGATCTCAGCCAAAAACTAGAACCCATGGATTGGCAGTATTTCATATTCGCTCAACTCTTTTCGTGGTTTGATTTAGACGATGTACCAAGATTTTCAAATATAATCATTTCCATTGCTCGCTCACAAGGAAAAACGATGATAGCTGGTATTTGTTTGAATTTCTCTTATCTGATTGAAATTATCGGGCAAAGTAACCAAGATTTCCTTGTTAGTTCGCTAAACTTTGATCAAACAATGAAATTGTTTACTTATGTCAAATCTATGATGGCTAGAATCATTGAGAACGAGCCATTTAAGTCGTTAGCAGAGGAAACACAACTTCAATTATATTCACGAGAAATTAAGTCACTTGTGGATGCCAATACCATCCATACTATCTCGTTTGAATCTGGTAAATTTGATGGTAAGCACTTTAAAACCGCCATTTCGGATGAAGTCGGTGAACTCAGAACGGATGAAGGTATTTCTAAAATCACGTCCGGGCAAGTAAATACCGAGGGCTCACGCTTTATTGAAATTTCAACATCTTACCAAACGCCCGATGTCCCATTTCATCAAGAGCAGAAAAAGCTTATTGAAATCATGGAACGTGACTTTGATCGTTCTGGTGATGATCAGCTATGTCTAATCTGGTCGCAAGACAATTTGGAAGAAGTGTTTAAACCAGAAACATGGTCAAAGAGTAACCCACTGCTTAACCATCCAAAATTAAAAGATGGATTGATGAAAGGGCTACTTTCCGAACGTGATAAGAAACTACTCATGGGTAAGTTAGCTGACTTCCAAGTAAAAAACATGAATTGCTGGTTGCTAGCTGATAGTAATAGTTTCCTTGATCTAACTGATATTGAAAATGCAGTCGTTGATGAGTTTGATATCAAAGGCAAGCGTGTCTATGTCGGACTGGATGCTTCAATGTTTAGCGATAACACGGCTATCGGTTTCGTCTATCCTTATGTTACTGAAGATGGTAGTCAGAAATGGCATATCGAACAACACAGTTTCATTCCATGGCAACAAGCGGGCTCGTTAGAAGCTAAGATGGAACAGGACGGTGTTAACTATCGAGACTTAGAAACCAAGGGCTTTTGTACGATTACAAGCCACCCACAAGGGCTAATCAACCCAGAGGAAGTGTACCGATGGTTTTGTGAGTACGTAGAGGATAATCAACTTGATGTGGTCTTCTTTGGCTACGATGCTATGATGGTTTCTAAAATTATCAAAGCCTTGGAATCTAACACGAGCTTTCCGCTTATGCCGATTAGACAGCGTACAAGCGAGCTGAAAGACCCGACAAAATTCCTTCAAACGCTCTTTATTGAAGGCAATATTACCCGTTTGGATGATGAAATCATGCGGAAAGCCTTGATAAATGCGGTAATTAAAGAAGATAACATCGGTATCCAGGTAGACAAAATGAAATCGACCTATAAAATCGACGTGGTGGATGCTCTAATCGATGCGTTCTATGATGGTATGTATGCGTTTGAAGACTACGCTATCACTAACAACCCAACGTGGAAGGTTGAACACATGAGCCAAGAGGCCGTCCTAAACTGGTTGAAAAACCCAGATAGTGGGCTACTAGAGGAGTATTAATACATGATTTTGAAATTTTTTAAGGCAATTTGGGCTATTTTTGACATTCTTATGTTCATTTTAGCTGCGATTTCGCTTAATTTAACCACTTATAACCTCGGTTACGTGTGGTTTGGTGTCAGCATGACCATTACGTTTATTTTGGCTGGTTTATTGTCTGAAGCTATTCAAGCTCGGCAGTAAAAAGTTACTAGTAGATAAAAATAAAATTTTTTTCAAAAAACCTCTTGACTTTTTGGTAACACGGTTATATAATATTTGTGTTACCAAGAAAAGAGGTGATGACATGGTAGCAAAAGTCGGAAGACCGAAAAGTGAAAATCCTCGCAGAAATAATACAAGACTTCGTATGACTGATGAAGAAGTAGCAATGTTAGAGTATTGTGCTGAACAAACAGGAAAGACGAAGACGGAAATTTTAATGCTGGGACTAGAAAAGGTCTACAACGAAATAAAAAAATAGCCTAGAACCCCTATCGCCAAACAGTCGGTTCTAAGCTATCACCACAGAAGTGTTTCTGCATGAAATATTATATCATGCTGAGACGCTCTTTTCAAGATACACGAAGGAGTGTTTTTATTATGGCAAAAATTGAACTGTTAGACAGCTACGAAGAGCTAGTGAACTACACAGCTGAAATTAGAGAAATCCTTGAAATTATGCATGAATGGCTGTCGACAGAACCTAAATTTGATGATTATTGGTCTTATCATGATTTAATTGCAGCACATGGTCAGCACTGGGCTTTACTCAACCTGATTATGTATCGGTTGGATGGCTTATTAGAAGAACATATGGCTATAATCAATGAAGCAGTGAAAGGAAAATAAGATGGAACTACAAATTTTTAAAAATGAACAATTCGGAGAAGTAAGAACGGCAACTATCAATAATCAGATTTATTTTAATCTTAATGATTGTTGCCAAATTCTAGATTTAAGCAATCCTCGTAAAACGATTGAAAGATTAAATAAAGATGGCGTCACTACTAGTGACATCATCGACAGTCTAGGGCGAACTCAACAAGCCAACTTCATCAACGAAGCGAATTTCTATAAACTTGTTTTTCAATCTCGCAAACCAGAAGCAGAGAAATTTGCTGACTGGGTCACTAGCGAAGTTCTCCCCTCTATTCGTAAGCATGGCGCTTATATGACCGACCAAGTAGCTTACAACATCACCCACGATAAACAAGCTCTAGGTGATTTGCTTATGATGGCAGGGCAACAGTTAAAAGAAAAAGAACAAATTATCCACAATCTCGAAGCTGAAAAATCTGTCCTTTCCGTTGAGAATATGGTCATGAAACCAAAAGCAGACTATTTCGATGAACTGGTAGATAGAAACTTACTAACCAGTTTCCGTGAAACAGCTAAACAGCTAAAAGTCAAAGAGCGTAAGTTTATTGATTTCTTGCTTGATAAAAAATACATTTATCGCGATAAAAAAGGTAAGCTAATGCCATTTGCGGATAAAAATAATGGTCTGTTTGAGGTTAAAGAAAGTGTCAACGAAAAGACAAATTGGTCTGGCACGCAAACACTTATAACACCTAAAGGACGAGAAACCTTTAGATTGTTATTTATCTAAATAACTGAAAAGTCGTAGCAATACGGCTTTTTATTATGCCTAAAAATAGAAAGGAGGTGAAGATATTTGCCAGTATTTAATTTTACAAATCAAGCAACGGAAAACCCATCTACGCAACAGATTTTTAGCGTTGAAGATTACGAGTTTCTGCAAGCTAATCTGACGGGTGAAGAGTGGGTTTCGGCTGAAACCGCTCTTAAAAACTCGGATTTATTCTCTATTATCAGTCAGCTATCTAATGACCTTGCGACTGCTAAGCTAACGACTAGCCGAAAGCAAATGCAAGGTATCGTAGATAACCCATCGAACAACGCTAATCGCTTTAACTTTTACCAGTCCATCTTTGCTCAAATGCTATTGGGTGGTGAAGCCTTTGCGTATCGATGGCGTAATGACAACGGGCGTGATATGAAGTGGGAGTATTTAAGACCGTCTCAAGTCTCTTTCAATCGATTGGACAACCAGAATGGCCTCTATTACAACATCACATTCGATGACCCACGCATACCACCAAAACAACACGTTCCACAAAGCGACATCTTACATTTTAGACTGCTATCCGTGGACGGTGGTTTGACAAGCGTAAGTCCGTTGATGGCCCTTGGTAGAGAACTGAATATTCAAAAAGCCAGTGACAAGCTAACGCTTAATTCCCTTAAGAACGCCCTAAATGCTAATGGTATTTTGAAAATCAAGGGTGGCGGTTTGCTCGATTTCAAAACCAAGGTCTCACGTTCACGGCAAGCGATGAAGCAAATGCAAGGCGGTCCGTTGGTACTGGATGATTTAGAGGATTTCACACCTCTTGAAATTAAATCCAATGTGGCCCAACTACTTAAGCAAGCTGACTGGACGACCGGACAATTTGCAAAAGTCTACGGTATCCCAGAAAACGTAGTCGGCGGACAAGGCGACCAACAATCATCACTAGAAATGAGTTCCAATGTGTATGCCAAAGCGGTATCACGCTATCTAAGACCATTTCTTAGTGAACTGTCTCAAAAACTTTCATGCGACGTTGACGCTGATATTTTTCCAGCGGTTGATCCGACTGGTGCTAACTATATCAGCCGTGTCAATAGCATGGTTAAAACTGGCACACTCGCACAAAATCAAGGCTTGTATATTTTGCAACAAGCGGAGATTTTGCCTAAAGAGTTGCCGAAAGGTGAAAATCCTAACCATACCACATTGAAAGGAGGTGAGACAAATGGGCAAGATTGATATTAAAGGCGATATTGTAAGCGATGACGTTGGTTCGTTCTATGAATGGTTTGGAATGTCTAGCACTTATCCTAAATTGGTGCAACAAGCCATTGATAACGACCAAGATGAAGAAATCACGCTTAATATTGCTTCTAATGGTGGTGATGTGTTTGCAGCTAGCGAAATCTATACAATGCTTAAAGCAAGCGGCAAGCGTATTGTGGTTAATGTGCAAGGGCTTGCGGCTAGTGCTGCGAGTGTCATTTCTATGGCAGGCGATACCGTGCGTATCAGCCCAACGGCACATATCATGATTCATAAGGCATCCACTGGCATCATTGGTAATAGTGATGACCTAGAGCATCAATCAGCAGTGTTAAATAGCATTGATGAATCGATTGCGTTGGCTTACGAGATGAAAACTGGTCTTAAACAACCAGAATTACTAGACCTCATGGCTAAAGAGACCTGGCTTAATGCTAAAACTGCCGTTGATAAAGGCTTTGCGGATGAAATCATGTTCTTCGAAAACGATGAAGAAGAAATCATGGTTACTAATGCCGTACATCAACTACCAAGCAAATCAGCAATCACTAAATTTAAGAATATGATTGCAACACCTAAAACCAATACTTTGCGTGAGCAAAAACTGGCTATTTTACTTGAAAAATGAAAGGAAGATGATTGATGAAAACATCAAACGAATTGCATGACCTTTGGGTTGCTCAAGGCGACAAGGTCGAAAATCTTAATGAAAAACTTAACGTAGCTATGCTTGATGATTCAGTTACCGTTGAAGAGTTGCAAGCGATCAAAAACGAACGTGACACTGCAAAAATGAAGCGTGACATGTTCAAAGAGCAATACACTGAAGCTCGTGCTAGCGAAGTAGCGAATATGTCAGAGGAAGACAAGAAACCTTTGACTGAAAACGAAGAAGAAGTTAAAGCTAACTTTGTTAAAGACTTTAAAAACCTTGTCCGTGGTCATTACCAAAACTTGCTTGATTCTAAAACAGACGGAACTGGTGCTGACGCTGGCTTGACTATTCCACAAGACATCCGTACAGCTATCAATACATTGGTCCGTCAATACGATTCATTGCAAGAGTATGTAAACGTTGAAAACGTAACTACTCTTACTGGTTCCCGTGTTTACGAAAAATGGGCTGAAATCATTGGCCTTTCTAAACTCGATGATGAAGCTGGTCAAATCGGTGCTAACGATGACCCTAAATTGTCACTTATCAAGTACGCTATCAAACGCTATGCTGGTATCTCAACAGTAACTAACAGCTTGCTTGCTGATTCTGCTGAAAATATCCTTGCATGGTTGTCTGGTTGGATTGCGAAAAAAGTCGTAGTTACTCGTAACAAAGCTATCTTAGATGTTATTGCAACACTCCCAACTAAGCCAACATTGGCTAAATGGGATGACATTATTGACCTTGAAGCTAAAGTTGATCCAGCTATCAAACAAACATCATTCTTCTTGACTAACACTTCAGGCTTCACTGCTCTTAAAAAAGTTAAGAACGCAATGGGTGACTACCTCATGGAACGTGATGTGAAATCACCTACTGGATATTCAATCGATGGATTCGCAGTTAAAGAAGTTTCTGACCGCTGGCTTGCAAACGCTACCGGTGGAGTTATGCCATTGTATTTTGGTGACCTGAAACAAGCGGTAACGTTGTTTGACCGTCAACACTTATCATTGCTCTCTACTAACATTGGTGGTGGAGCATTTGAAACTGACACTACTAAAGTACGTGTTATTGACCGCTTCGACGTTGTTAAAACAGATGAAGAAGCGTTTGTGCCAGCGTCATTTAAAGCTATCGCTGACCAAAAAGCTAATCTTTCAACCACTGGGGCTTAATTTAGGAGGTAAGCAATGAGTGTATCTAAGGAAACTATCATGCAGACCCTCAATCTGGATGAGACAGACGACACTGCACTCATTCCAGCTTACATTGAATCGGCTCAACAGTACATTATCAATGCAGTCGGTAGTGATTCGAAATTCTACGACCTTGAAAGTGTAGAATCTCTATTTGACACGGCTGTAATAGCCCTCACAAGCTCTTATTTCACCTACAGAGTGGCTCTAACGGATACGGTGACTTATCCTATCAATCTCACTTTGAATAGCATTATTGGGCAATTAAGGGGCTTATACGCAACGTACAGTGAAGAAAGAGGTGACTAATGGCTAAAGTTAGATACTTACCCTCAGACTTTCGTTTCAAAGCTGATTTTGGCACATATCAAAGCACGACCAACAAATTCACGGGCGTAAGTGTTCCAAAATTCGTGAAACAGTTTACATTGCATTATAAGCCCCACACTCGCACGCTCAATCAAGAGTATTTAGCCCAACAAAATGGCGAAAGCGATACAAGAGTTATCGTGATTCGCCACAACGCCAAAGTGGTAGAAGGTCAAGTCGCTGTTTTAAATGGCACTCAATATGATATTGTGCGAGTTAGTCCGAATGAAAACTTTGGGCTCAATCGCTACGACTTTCTGACTTTGAGAAGGCATAAGAAAGTTGGGTGATAGTTATGGTAGGGCTTGATGAAGCACTAGAGGGCTGGCTTGAAACAGTAGCCAGTATTGGTGATTTAACACCAGCGGAACAAGCTAAAATCACAACCGCTGGCGCAAAAGTGTTTCAAAAAGAGTTAGAAGAAGTCACTCGAGAGAAACACTACTCAAACAAGAAACATTTGAAGCATGGGCACATGGCTGACGGCTTATCTGTCCAATCCACGAATGCGGATGGCAGAAAGAACGGTGTGGCAACCGTAGGCTGGAAGAATAATTACCATGCACAAAATGCCAGGCGATTAAATGACGGCACCAAGAAATACCGTGCTGATCATTTCGTTACCAATGTCCAAAACGATAGCACGGTTCAAAAGAAGGTGCTATTGGCAGAAAAAGAGGAGTACGAAAAACTCATTCGCAAGAAAGGAGGAAAGTGATTAAGTGCTAGCAACCGTAAAACTAAAAGAGCTAATTGACGGTAAAGAATTTGGTGAAATAAGCGAAGTATATGCAAACAACTTGCCGAAAGAGCTTGAAGAAAACACCGATAAGACAATCATGTTGCTCACTGAAAGCAATCCATCTCTTGATTTAAGTGGGAATAATACCTTTTTCGGAAAAACGGATAGAGTAGAAGTCCAGATTTTTTACAAGGCTGATATTGATTTTGATATTGAAGCCTTTGAAATGGAATTGCTGAAATTCCTAAAATCTGAACATTACTCAATTACAGATATGAGAGAACATAGCATAGACCCCGACACGTTACAGATTACGGCGGTCTTTTTTGTTGCTCTCGATAAATTAATTTAAAAAAGGAGAAAATACTATATGGCAATCGTAGGTTTGAAAATGGTCCGCCTTGCATTGGTCGACCCTAAAACCCAAAAACTACTTAAAGGCAATGATGGCCTTTCAACGGATGGTGTAATTGAAGTTGATTCAAGCATGCTTGGTACTCGTACCGCTAACATTTCTAACTTAGAAGGACAAGCTACTAAAGTGCCTGGAAATAACTCAGTACAAGATGTAATGATTGCACCGGGGTCACCAACAGTAGCGTTTGATTTCAATAACCTTGATTTCGACATCAAACAAAAACTACTTGGATTCCGTCCTGACGGCAAAGGTGGCTACGTTATGGATGGTGAGAAACCACACACAGCGGTGTTGATTGAATCTGAGACACTCGACCGCAAACACTCAGTATTCTTTGGTTTTGCTAATGGAATTATGCAAGAATCAGCTCAAAACGTTGCAACAGATACAGATACTGCTCAAACTCGTCATGACGATAACATGACATTCAACGCATTGTCAGCTATCTCATTTAACGGTGAACCATTCAAGAAATACTTCTCTGGAGCATCTAACTTTGATAAAGCGAACATGTTTAAAGAAGTGTTCGGAGGCTATACCCTTCCTACTGCATCAAGTAGTCTATAATTCGCAAGAGGTCGGGCTCATGGCCTGACCTCTATTTTTGTTAAAAAAGGAGTAAAGACATAATGGAGATCAGAACTATTCAAATTCCAGAACTCAGTAAGAAAGCATTTAAAGTTACAACAAGCAATCGTAATGTATTGCGTATGCATGAGTATCAATTGGCAGTACTTAAAATCAGTGACACCGTTGAAGATGGGGACACACAAGAGCAAGCGCAAGCGAGCTACTCAATCCTCAAGGAAATGCTTGGCTTTATCCGTGCAATTCTAAACTTGGATGATGAAACTTATGACGAATTGCTTGATTTGGACAATGAACGTACACAAGTGATTGCCGAAAAATTGGTGGGCTATATGTACGGTTTGACAGACGAACAACTTGAAAACACTGAAGGTGAAGTTGACCCAAAAGACTAAAATCTAAAGGTGAACAGATTTTTGAATTAGAGAATAACATTGAAGATTTAAAGCTTATTGCTAAGAAATCGATTCAAGGTTTCGGATGGACGTTAGATCAGTATTACGACACTGACTATTATGAGCTGATGAAAATTTTGAATGCAAAAGAGGCAGAAGATAGGATGGTGGACCCAACATCTTTACTCTAAATTTTTAAGGAAAGGAGGAAAAATAATACATGGCAAAAGTACAAGCTACCATGTCTACGGAAATCGCCTTAGATACGTTACAAGCTGCTAATTCGATTAAGCGATTAACTCAGTTAGTCAATAGCTCTACGAACGCATGGAAGGCACAAGAAAGCCAAATGCGTAGCGCTGGAGACTATCTAGGTGCAGCACAAGCTAAGTACGATGGTTTGGGTAATGCTATCCAAAACCAGCAACATAAGATTGAGAAACTGAAACAAGAGCAGTCTCAACTTAAAGGTAGTACCGCTGAAACGGCTGAACAGTATTTAAAGTACCAACAACAGATTGACCAAGCTACCACACGCTTGGCGTCATTGGAAAATCAACAACGACAAGCCAAGAATAGCCTTGATTATCAAAAATCTGGTTTGGCTGAACTTCAAAAGGAATACAGAGCCCAAAATGAAGCGTCTGAAACTTATGTCAAGCGTTTAAAAGCTGAAGGCAAAGAGGATGAAGCGAGGCAAGAGCAACTCAAGCAATACAAGGGTTCTATTACTAACTTAAATAAGCAGTATGAGACGCAAAAGGAAATGCTTGAGCGTGTCGCTAAACAATCCGGAAGGACAAGCGATGAATATCGCAAACAAAAGCAACGTTTGGATGAAACGGCTACTAGCCTGGCACATACTAGAAACGCCGCTGACAAGCTTAATGACGAAATTGAGCAAAGTCAACGGTCTAGCACAATCATTGGGCGCTTAAAAGAGAGTTTCCAACGATTGGGTGGAGAGGTCAAGAACACCGAAGAGAAGACTTCACGTTTAAAAGGTATCTTTGGCGCTACGTTTGCAGCCAACCTAATTAGTAACGGTTTCCAGAATGCATTGGGAGCTATTAAGGGCAAGTTTGACGAAATCGCTCATTCTAGTGCTGAGTACGTTAAGTATCAACAAACCATGAATGCCACTTGGCTAACCTTGACGGGGAATGCCGAAGAAGGTAAGAAGATGGTCGATATGACCAACCAAATGGCGCAAGCTGCAGCTAACTCAACTGAAATGGTTGACGGCATGAACCAAAAGTTCTATGCCGTAACTCACAACACCGAGTTAACCAAACAGCAAACGCAAGCCATTCTTACTTTGCAAGACGCATTTGGTCAAACGGACGCAGCCGTTGAGAATTTCGCTACTCAGTGGGCGCAAATGATTGCCAATGGTAAAGTCCAAGGGCAAGACATGATGTCAATCATCAATGTCTTTCCAGAAATGAAGAACCAACTTAAAGAAGTTGCCGGGCAAGAGTTGGGCATTGCTAACATAACCCAAGAGCAATATGCCAAATTGCAAAGCGATGGTAAGATTACCGCTGAGATGGCTCAAAAAGCCTTGTTTGAGTTGCAAGACAAGTACAAGGATGCTACTACTAACTTCTCTACTACCATCGGTGGTCTTGAAAGAACTATCCAATCTCGTATGCCAGCGGTAGTTGCTGCCTTTCGTGACCCAATTGATAAAATGAAGAATCCGTTCTTACAACAGATTGGGAACTGGGTTGCAGACCCTAACACTGAAGGGAAGTTCAAAGAACTTGGGGAGCATGTTTCTAAAGGTCTGGGAACTATCATGGATGCCTTTTCTAAAGTCTTTAACCTTGGTAATGGCACAGATAAGCTTAACGGCTTAATGGACGGTCTCAATAAGTTCGTCGACAATCTGAGTAAGAGCATTGCTAACAACGCCCCTAAAATTGTAGCTTTCTTCAAGGAAGTAAAGGATAGCATAGGCCCGTTACTAAGCATTGGTAAAGAGTTTGCTAGCGGTGTCTGGGAAACGGCTTTAAGCATGATTAAAGGTGTTGCCGGTGCGTTAGGAACGATGGCTGGGAACGGCAAAAAAGCTAAAGCCCCAGTCACATCATTATCCAAGGCGTTGGGTGGTATTGCTGAGCATAAGACGGCTATTAAAACAGTCGGTTCTTTATTTGCAACTTACTTTGTTGGTTCTAAAGTAGCTTCAGGAGTGATGAAAGTTGCTAAAGCTATTAACGTGATGAAAAATTCAACGATAGCTATGACTGCCGCCCAAAAAGCATCGGCAATAGCTCAAAAAGCGTGGAACTTAGCAATGGCTTCTAATCCTATCGGCTTGATTGCGGTAGCGGTAGCCACTGCGGTAACTGCCCTAGTGCTACTTTACAAGCACAACAAGAAATTTAAAGCTTTCGTTGACGGCATGTTCAGTGCTGCAAAGAAAGCCTTTGGTAAAATCTTCAAAGTTACCAAAGAAGTCTTTGGTAAGATCATTGATTTCTTTAAAAAGGACTGGAAACAAGTCCTTTTATTTATTGCCAATCCTATTGCTGGGGCTTTTGCTCTGATATATAAGCACAATAAGAAGTTTAAGAAGTTTGTCGATGGCATCGTTAAAAATATCAAAGACGGTTTTTCTAACGCTGGCAAGTGGCTCGGTAAGACATGGGATGGCATGAAGAAGACCTGGACGGGTGCGATGGATTCAATGACCAAGAGCACCAAGAAAGGTTTTGAAAAGACCAAGACTTACTTTACCGGCGGTGAAAAAGGTATTAAAGCCTTCACAAACACCGCTAAGAAATTGCTTGTAATCTCCAATCCGGTAGTTGCTGGGTTTGAGTTGATGTATAAGCACAACAAACCATTCAAGAAGTTTGTCGATAGCACCGTTGATCATGTCAAAGATATGGCTAAAGGCGTTGCAAAACACATGAGTAACCTTAAGAAAGATTGGGGCGAAAAGTGGGAGAATGTCAAGAAGTTCGCATCTAAAACATGGGAAGGTATCAAGGGTAATGCTAGTGAAGCGATGACTGCTCTTGGTAAGGATATTGACAAACACCACAAGGGCATCAACAAAAATTGGTTTGACGGTTGGGAGAACTCTAAGAAATTCCTGTCAAAGAAATGGGATGAGATTGGAGCTTTAACACAAGAAAAGTTTGGCGTTAACATTACCAAACTAATCACGGACGCCTTAACCAACATTGCTAAATTCTTCAAGGATACGTGGGATAACGTTAAAAAAGGTTTTGGCGAAATGTGGGACGGCATGAAGAAACTTGCCGGTGACGGTATTAACGCTGTCATTGCATTGCCAAACGCTGGTATCGACGGTATTAACAAACTGATTTCTGATTTCGGTGGTAGCAAAGAAGCTATCTCTAAAATCCCGAAAGTTAAGTTTGCGGGTGGTACTGGTATGTTTAGCTCATACCGAAACCCAATTACCAAACCTACGTTAGCTACACTCAACGATGGCTACGATAGCCCGGAAACCAATAATCAAGAAATGGTAATCTTGCCTAATGGTAAGTCATTCTTACCACAAGGTCGAAACGTTGAATACCTCTTGCCAGCCGGTTCGGAAGTCATCAACGCTAGCGAACTAGCAATGCTTATGGGTGTTGAGCGTGGAGCTTTTGCGAAAGGAACTGGTTTCTGGTCTAAAATCTGGGATACTGCTACTAACGTGGCTGGTTCGGTTTGGGATACTATGAAGAACGGTGTTGACAAGTTCATGAAAATGATTGAGTTTGTCGGCGATGTCGTTAAAGACCCAGTGGGAGCATTGGCTAAGAAATTCAGCCCTAATGCTGATAAATTGGCTGGTATGTTTAATCCGCTTGGTAATGCACTGTATAAGAAACCAGTCGAAGAAGCTAAAAACTGGTGGAAAGAACTTTGGTCTATGGCTAACGCCTCAATGGATGAAGGTACAGTAGCAATGGGCGCTAAAGGTGATGACTACCGATTCAAAGACAAAGCCAAAGACGCTGGGGCTGACCCTTGGGGTTACTTCTATCGTGAATGTGTGTCATTCGTTGCTAGTCGTTTAGCTAACCTTGGTGTTAAGCCTAGCTTGTTTAGTCACCTTGGGAATGGTAATCAATGGGTATCTGCGAGCGTGCCACACGTTAACAGACCTAAACCGGGAATGGTAGCAGTCTACACTGGCGGACCTGTTTCAAGTAACCACGTTGACTTTGTAACGGCGGTACATGGCGATACTTACGATGGTGAAGAATACAACTACGGTGGCACTGGTCAGTATCACCAATATGCAGGCCGTCATATTTCTAACGCTGCTACGTTCCTTGATTTCGGGGTGCGTGATAGCGGTGGCGGTGAAGACAATAGTAAGCCACTTAAGGACCGCAACAGTCCACTACAAACGTTGATTAAACGTCAAGTTGGTGGCATGTTCGACTGGATTAAGAAAACCCTTGGTCCATTGATTAGTCCTCCGGGGGGCGGTGAAGATGGGCCACAAGGTACAGGTGTTTCACGTTGGCGTGAGTCTGTAGTTAGAGCGTTGAAGGCAAACGGTATCGAACCAAATGACTTCCGTGTATCTAAGATTTTGGCAACCATTCAGCGTGAGTCTGGTGGTGACCCTAATGTGCAAAACAACTGGGATATCAATGCCATCAACGGTACACCATCTATTGGTTTGATGCAGACCATTGGCCCAACATTCAACGCATACAAACACCCCGGACATAACAATATCCGTAATGGTTACGATAACTTGCTTGCTGCAATCAACTACATCAAGCATCGTTATGGTACATCGGATGCAGCCTTTAACCGTGTCGCAGCTTATGGCTACGCTAACGGCGGTCTAGTCCACAAAAACGGCGTTTATGAATTGGCTGAAGGCGATATGCCAGAATATGTCATTCCAACAGATATCGCCAAACGTGGCAGAGCATGGCAACTACTCACTGAAGCAGTGGCCCGTTTTGCTGGGGATGCCCCACAAGGCGATCACGATAACACTTCAGACCGTGAACGTGTTTCTGTTCTTGAAGAAAAACTGGATGTCATGATTGGTTTGCTAGGTCAATTAGTAACTAACGGTTCTAACCCAATTGAAATTAGAAACGTCATCGATGGTAGAAGCGTGTCAAATGGGTTAGCGCCCTTTATGACAAAAGCAACAAACGATTATGAACGCAGACAAGCGTTGCTAGGAGGTGGCATTATTTGATAGGAATGTCAGTAACTTATGACGGTAAGAACTTAACCGAATTATTCAATGAAGGGCAAGGGCGTACCGTTCCAGTGGATGTTACTAAAAACGTGGCATCTAACTTCAATAACAACTATCAAGACCAAGGGCGTAGACGCTACGGCCAGCAATTCCTATATAGCACCTTGTCCGTCAAGCAGATTCAAGTGTTATTTACGCTTGTTGGTAATTACGACTACTTCAATACCATTGCTGAAACGCTGGGTGGCTATCTGAATGTAGATAAACCAAAACCATTGATTTTTGGTGACGAGCCTAATAAGGTTTGGGAAGCTATCTCAGTCGGTCAAGCGTCGCTAGCAGTCGATAAGAACACCTCACCGATTACCGCAACGGTAACGGTCACATTTGATGTTCCTAAAAGCTACGGTGAGAACAAGGCACAAGCCTTGGTAAGCAGTGACGGTGAAACTAAATACGGAAGTATTAAGAAGATTTCGACCGGGCACTACAAGGCTAGGCTAAAGAATTTTGGTACAGCTGAAACCTACCCAGATATCAAACTGAAATTTAACTCAGATAATGGCTGGGTTGGGATTGTGAAATCATCTAGTGAAAGCTACGAGATTGGCAATCCCAATGAATTGGATATTGAAGATGCTAAACACTCGGAAGTTCTATTAGATTTCGCCACTAGCGATGGGATCCAGAAAGGGCTAACTGTTTCTACTAAGAACAATGGCATATTTAACGATAGTGCTCAAACATTAAATGGTTCGTTTTACATTGATAATTCGTGGGGGAGACCTCACATTGCCTTAGGAAATCGTGGTGGTGGTGCCACTTATTTGAAAGGAGCCTCGTTAACATGGGAAATACCAATTGATAGCAACGGTCAAAAAGGAGCTTTAAGCGAATATCTTTGGTGGAGGCAGATTTTCTGGGCTGGTGCGAGTAATCAAACAGGTTTTCTAAAAATATCTGTTACCAGCGAAAAAGGTGAGTTCCTCTATGGTGTTGAAACGTACAAGGACACCAACGGTCTTGATAGCCATTATAATTTTCTGGTAAGCGACGGAAAAGGCGGCTACCGAATCCTTGAGAGAAAGAGTTTTCTGTGTACACACATTGAACAGCACAATCCGTTTAATGAACCTAGAGGATGGTCTGATATATTAAGACGAGACGAGATGCTTCAATTTTATTGGTGGGGATCTTACCCGCAATACAGAATTCCTGAAATTAAAGGCAAGAAATCGGCAAAAATAAATATTGGTATATTCGGTATATACGACAGTCCTATGCTAACTCATATGTATATTGATAGTTTTATTTATAGGAAGGATTTTATCAGCAAACTGGTAGATATCCCTAATCGCTTCCGTAAGGGCTCTGTCCTTGAAATTGATATGGCGAAAGGTAAAACCCTAATCGATAACTTGCCGGCATCTAATGAGTTAACTTACTTATCCGAACCATTTAGCATCGGTACTGGTGAAACTGAAATCGACATCTACACGTCTAGTTGGACAAGGACTGACCCAACTATTGAAATTTCTTGGAAGGAGCGTTTTGTTTAATGCAGATTTGGATTCATGACAAAAACATGCGTAAGGTTTGTGCCCTAAACAATAACGTTCCGGGCATGTTGCCCTACTCTAACAGTCAATGGCACACATACCTTGAATACGCAACTAGTACGTTTGATTTCGTAATTCCCAAAATTGTTGATGGAAAAACTCATGAGGATGTTAAATATATCAATGATGATATGTTCGTTTCGTTCTACTATGATAATTCCTATCACATTTTTTATGTCTCGCAACTCGTTGAGAATGACACGAGTTTTCAAGTTACTTGTAACAACACCAATCTTGAATTAGCTCAAGAGGGCGCTATCCCTTATAAGAGTGAAAACGCCCAAACAATAGCTTGGTATTTGAACGACATGAACTATCTCAGTTTTGCAAACATGGAGATTGGTGTTAACGAGGTTTCTGATAAAACTCGAAAAGTTGAGTTTGAAGCACAAGATACACGATTGGCACAGTTACGAAGCTTAATGTCTAAATTTGATGCTGAAATGGCATTTCGAACCGAGCTGAATCGAGACGGCACTTTAAAACGTTTCATCATTGACATCTACCAGCGACCGGACGAAAATCACCACGGTATTGGTAAAGCCCGTGGTGATGTAGTCCTCTATTTCCAAAACGAATTGAAAGGTGTGCAAGTTACCAGTGACAAAACACAGCTTTTCAATGCTGGTAATTTTATCGGGCAGGATGGCGTTAATCTTAACGATGTTGAGTTTGAGGAAAAAAACGAGTTAGGGCAAGTAGAGTTTTACTCAAAACGTGGGAACAGTTTAGTGTTCGCTCCACTATCTAGAGAACGTTACCCATCTACCATGAATCCGGGTAATGCGGATAACTGGACACGTAAGGATTTTGAAACAGAATACAAGGACGTTAACGCTTTAAAAGGTTACGCTTTGCGTACTATCAAGCAGTACGCTTATCCACTTATGACCTACACCGTCGATGTCCACTCTAGTTTTATGGAAAACTACAAGGACGTTAACTTAGGTGATACTGTTAAGATTATCAATAATAATTTTAGAGGTGGGTTAGCCCTTGAGGTTCGTGTCACTGAAATGGTTGTCAGTTTTGATATGCCACTTAATAACTCGGTGGTGTTTTCGAATTACCGTAAAATCGTGAACAAGCCATCATCCGATTTGCAACAACGGATTGATGAAATCGCAGCTAGAGCCTTACCGTATCGTGTCGAGATCACAACCACGAACGGAACAGCGTTTAAAAACGGTGTTGGTCGCTCGACTGTTAGACCGGTTTTGAAACAAGGTGATAGAACCGTTAATGCTACATGGCGTTTCGTAATTGACGGTGTCATAAAATACGTGGGTATGACCTACGACATGGTGGCATCACAGCTTACTCAACCAACAGCCTTAACTGTTTCGGCATGGGTGGATAACAAAGAAGTAGCTTCGGAAGAGGTTACTTTTTTAAACGTCTCGGACGGTCGAAATGGTGTTAAGGGAGATCAAGGAGACCCAGGACCAGCGGGCCCTAAAGGCGATAGAGGTAATGACGGTTTACCCGGTAAAAATGGTGTAGGCATCAAATCTACCACTATTACTTATGGCATGAGTGACAATGAAACCACCATGCCTACGAGTTGGACTGCAAACCCACCAATTTTGGTCAAAGGTAAATATCTATGGACCAAAACGCAATGGATATATACGGATTTATCTAGCGAAACCGGATACCAAAAAACATACATCCCACAGAACGGCTCTAACGGAAACGATGGCCTTCCGGGTAAGGATGGTGTTGGTATTGTTGATACAACAATTGAGTATCTGAAACACACAAACGGCCAGATGGTTCCTAATGCCAAATACTACTCAAGCTTCAATTGGAATAACTTAACGTTATCTCAACACTTAGACTACGACTTTGTGCAAGACCTGACGCTTGTCAAAAGTGGAAAACACGTCAAATACACTGACTTAACTGTTGGTGAGATTGTAACTGATAGAACTGGTGAGTTGCTCCCAATCAAAGAAATCTTTGGGACTGGAGGAGATGGTAGAAATCCCGGATACATAAACCTAAAACCATCTATCGGGAAATGGAGCAAAGACATTCCGACGGTTAATCCCGGTGAATACCTTTGGACAAGAACGACATGGTTCTATTCAGATGGTACGAGTGAGCAAGGCTTTTCAGTCGCTAAGATGGGTGAACAAGGACCCAGGGGAGACCGTGGGAATGATGGTATCCCCGGTAAAAATGGTATTGGTATTAGAAACACCAGTGTTCTATACGGATTATCTGTATCTGAAACCGTACAACCTACGGCGTGGTATCAAAACCCACCAGCATTAGTTAAGGGGCAATGGTTTTGGACAAAAACAGTTTGGACTTACACAGATAACACCATTGAAACAGGATATCAAAAGACCTACGTAGCAAGAGACGGCAACGATGGGAATAATGGTATCGCTGGCAAGGATGGTGTGGGTATTCGTAGCACCACAATTACTTATGCACAAGGAACGTCCGGAACGGTAGCACCAACGACTGGTTGGACTAACCAAGTACCTAACGTGCCAGCTGGGCAATATCTCTGGACTAAGACGGTTTGGAGCTATACCGACAACACTAATGAAACCGGCTATTCAGTTTCTAAAATCGGTGAACAAGGCCCTCAAGGTGCCAAAGGTGAGACCGGTGCTAAAGGTGATAGGGGCGAAAAAGGTGATAGAGGTTTGCAGGGACCGCAAGGATTAACTGGTCCTGTCGGACCGCAAGGTTTACAAGGTCCAAAAGGTGACCAAGGTATCCCCGGTGTTAAGGGTGCTGATGGTAAAACACAGTACACCCACATTGCCTATGCTGACACGGCATCTGGCAGTGGCTTTAGCCAAACCGACACTAATAAGTCATTTATCGGTATGTACCAAGATTTCAACGCCGCAGACAGTCGAAATCCACAAGACTATCGCTGGTCTAAATGGAAGGGTAGTGATGGGCGTGACGGGATTCCTGGTAAAGCTGGAGCAGACGGACGAACACCTTACGTTCACTTCGCCTATGCCGATAGTGCCGATGGTCGAACTGGTTTCAGTCTGACACAAGATGGCAATAAGCAGTATTTGGGTGTATGCACTAGCTTTGATAAAGCTGATAGCACTAACCCAGCTGATTATTCGTGGAATGACACAGCTGGCAGTGTGTCAGTCGGTGGTGAGAATCTCATTTGCAACTCAGCGTTTCCAGAAAATCTGGATAATTGGGGCTATTGGGAAGTACCACAACCTAACTCCAATCTGTCCACTTCAAGTCATGGATTTTACTACAATGGCGCTAAATCGCTATTCTTGCTTAAATCATCATCATCAGGAGTGCCAGCGTCTACGCTACGTTTTCCGGTTAAAAGAAACACTGACTACTCATTCAATATCCAATCGTTTGCAACGTGGAACATCAAAGGTGTAGACATCTATTTCCTTGGTCGTAAGTCGACTGAAACGACCAAAACGTTTACTAAAGTAGTCAATTTCAAATCACATAATGGCTCACCGTCAACGAATGGTGTTGCTAAGTGGCATTTAACTTTTAATTCTGGCGAATGCGATGAAGGTTTTATCCGTATCGATAACACTGGTACTACTAACGGCAGTCAGTCAATGCTATTCTTCACCGAATTAGATTGCTACGAGGGAACAACTGACCGAGCGTGGCAAGCATCGCCAAAGGACGCAAGCAAAAAAGTCGAGGACCTAGAAGGTAAACTAAGTACTGGTCTTAAAGCTACCAAAACCGAAATGTCACAGATTGCTGGTTCATGGGCAGTCAAAAATTTAACGAGTTCGGGGGATGTGCTTAGCCAAATCAACCTCACTAAGGACGGCTCGGTAAAAATCGATGGTAAACTGGTTCAAATCACTGGCTCTACTTACATAGAGGATGGCGTCATCAGCTCGGCCAAAATCGGAGAATTGTCAGCAAGTAAAATCACTAGCGGACGTTTAAACGCTTCGTTGGTTGATGTCGTTAACCTAAACGCTTCAAGTGTAGCTAGCGGTACGTTTACTGGTTTGAACTACCGCGGCGGTAAAATCGAAGCGCTGAACGGAGCGATGACGGTAGACCTAAACAGCTCAGAGATGCACTTCTACAATAATGCAACAATTGAATTTCACAATCAAACGAACGCCGTTGTTCGAAAAAAAGGACCACATACAGCATTTATTCACTTCAACGACGTTCCGGCAAATGAGGATAAAGGTGTTGGGTCCTTGTTTGCGTCTATAGGCGTCACATCGTCTGGTGATGGAATTAATTCAGCATCTTCTGGACGTTTCGCCGGGCTTCGGGTATATCGTGCTGCAAGAGGTTTGGAGCATGACGCAATATTAGACCAATCTGAACTTTATGGTGACAAAATCTATCTCAAAGATTCATTTGACGTAGATCGTGGCTATTCCTTCCACCCTTCAGAATTGCCTATAGGCCGTTGGATTAACATCAATAATCTAGCTTTTGCCGCTGCGGCACTCGCAAGGGTCTGGCAACACTTCCTAAATGCAGGGAATAGCGTAACACACCCTAACTTCATCAACGCATTAAAAGCAGAGAAAGCACATTTTAGCAAAATTTCACACTGGTAACAAAAGGAGAACTAATGAACGAACAAATTTATACTTCAATGATTCAAGATATCGCAAGTCAGAACGCTAATTTGACGATTGAGAAGGCTGAGTTTAAGGCTCGCTTGCAAGCAACTGTTAGCGAACTTGAGCAGGTCAAATCTCAACTAGAGTATTATCAAAATGTATTAGCGTCTGATTCAGACCTTAACGACCTCTTTAACGAGGCGGCACAGAAAGGAGCAGCTAATGAATAAGTCTAATTTCAGCGTTACATCGAGCTATCTGACCAATCCGACAACTACGAGGATCGCCATCCAGTCCAAAGATGGCTCGACGTGGTTGACTCGTGATGTGCCAGGGGATCATACTAACAAGACGGATGAAGCTAAAATCCAGCTTATCTTGGATATCTTAGCGACTGAATTGGACCCTGCGGGAGCATTGGCACGCTATCAAGCTAAGTCAGAGGAATCTATCAAAGACCTTGACAGTCGCTTGAATTTGGCTGAGAAAGTCGCTGAACAGGACAAATTGACTCGTAAAATTGCCAACGTGTCCATCCTCAATGCGGTAATGAGTCAGAATATCCAGTATGGCACAATCTACAAGCAATACTTAGAATTGTTGCCAGTGGCTAAAGAAGGCGACGTATTCAACTCTGGTGATATCTTCGCTATCGAAGACCCGAATCATGAAGAAGTGGACGGAGAAGGCAAATTGGTGCTTATCCAAGTTAACGGCTCTTTCACTTACGAAAATCAGCCATTCGCTGATTTCGCAAAAGGTGGCGCGCTTGAAAACAATGGGATTGCTACTGCATGGCTATTCAAACCGAAGGAGAATTAATGAATGCAGAAACCAGATGGTATTTTTGAGCTCTTCAACGTTGTTCGTGATTTCTACGAGCACGGTATCGATGAGCACCCTTGGGTATTTTTCCTCGTCATAGTCATTTTTTCAGACATTGCCGTTGGTGTGGCTAGAGCTTGGGCTGCTCACGAACTTTCGAGCACCAAATTCCGCAAAGGGGCAATTAGCCACACAGTAATGATTGTGTTTGTGGTAATATTCTATCCATTTGCTAATTTCATGAATTTGACGAGTGTCGTTGATACATTCATTTTTTCCATGATTGCAGCTTATGGCTCTAGTATTTTGGCCAGCCTATCGGCTCTAGGGGTGGAAATCCCGTATATCGACAAATACATTAAGAAAAATATTGATAAAGAGAAATTCTTTTTAAAAGAAGAAAAGGAGAATAATGACAATGATTAACTTTAAACTACGTTTGCAAAACAAGGCTACTCTAGTAGCTCTTATCTCAGCAGTATTCTTGATGCTGCAACAATTTGGGCTTCATATTCCTACTAACATTCAAGAGGGTGTTAATACCTTCGTTGTGATTTTGGTAATTCTTGGAATCGTTACAGACCCGACAACTAAGGGTGTAGCTGATAGTGAGCAAGCATTGAACTACCACCAACCACGAAATGATAAGGGAGGGTATTAATATGGCAACAGATAACGACATTATACAATTTGCGGAAGGCCTAGCTGATGCTGGGATTGGTACCGATGCGGATGGAGCGTGGGGAACGCAATGCGTTGACCTGCCTAACTCTATCTCAATCAACTTCTTCGGTCGTGCTCTCTGGGGCAATGCGATTGACTTGCTAAACTCAGCGGCAGCAGCGGGCTATGAAGTGGAATATAACCAAGAAGGAAACCTTGATAGCCGTCCACGTCGTGGGGCTGTATTCGTCATGGACACCACTTACATCTACGGGCACCCATACGGCCACACAGGTCTTGTCATCGAAGATTCAGACGGCTACACCATGCGAACTATTGAGCAGAATATTGACGGCAACGCTGATAGCTTGTATGTCGGTGGTCCCGCTCGTTACAATACGCGTAATTTTGACGGTATTGTGGGCTGGTTCTACTTCCCGACGGATGGCCAATCGCAATCCCCTGCACCAACTCCGACCCCGTTTGATGGTATAATTACCATTAACGAGGAAAACGGAACATTCACGGTTAAAGTATCAGCTCTTAACGTTCGAGCTGGTGCCGGTCTAGGTGCTGAAATCGTGGCAGTCTATGGAACTGGTGAAACCATCAACTATGACGGTTGGTGTGACGTTGACGGCTATATCTGGATTAGCTACATTGGAGCTTCTGGAAATCGTCGTTATGTCGCAGTCGGCCAATCAGAGAATGGTCGCCGTGTAACGTCATTTGGTTCATTCGCTTAATTTAGACCACGAAAACAATAAAATAAAAGGAGTATATCACCTCCCCTCAGACTGCAATAGGGATATCATGGCAGTAGTGGTCGAAGCCTCAGCGTTTGCTGGGGCTTTTTTTGTTTGCTATAAATTCGGATGACCGACATCAATGTCGGTCAGACTACACGAAACCTTGGTGTATCAACGTTTCGCGTGTTACTTAATTTTGCAATGTTGCTAACAACAAGTGATACAGCATAATATGGCTTGCCTGCCAGTGTGTTGCGTTTTAGTTATGAATGTTTAAAGGCTTGTGAGTTTGGCGACTGTAAAGCCTTTTTGTGTTATAATATACCTATATCAATGGCCTCCTCCGCTTATGCGCAGATACGTTCTGAGGGAGGTTTTTTATTTTGCAAAAAAACTAAAATATTTTTGATAAAAGTGTTGACAAACTATTATATATGATATATAATATACTTGTAAGATAAAGGAAGAGGTGGAGAAAATGAAATCACAAGTAATGAGCCTAGCATGGAAGATCTTCAAAAACGAAAAAAACGACGTAACTTTTTCTGAAGCATTGAAGTTTGCTTGGAAGGCCGTTAAACGTCAAAACATGGCGGATGATTTCTACTTCTTCCGTTCTTCAAACGTTAAATTCCAAGGTGTTAAGAAATGGTTTGCTGAAAAAGAATTTCGTGGACGCAACAAGAAAAATTTGGCGTTCATGTCAGTAAGTGCAATCAGTGTTAAAGGGTTGATCGAAGAAACTGATAAAGCAGTTAAACTTGAAATCGTGACACCTTACGGAGTTTCTGCTAAATGGTACCCAAAAAGTGTAATTGCTTAATAAAAAAGGAGAAATAAAATGGAAATCAACAACGACATCAAGAGCCTAATTTTGGAGTACGTAGGGAGATATTTTCGATTTGAAAATGATTTCTACAAATTGCCTGGCATCAAATTCACTGATGCTAACTGGCAAAAATTCAAAAACGGCGATACTTCCATCGAAAAGATGGGGGCAGCACGAGTAAACGCCATGCTTGACTGCCTATTTGATGATTTCGAGCTTGCTATGATTGGCAAGGCTCAAACTGATTACTACATCGACAACTCACTAAAAATGAATATGCCGTTTCACGTCTACTATGATCAGTTCAAAAAACAGCAACTTATCAAATGGCTTAAAAATAACCATGAAGACATCATCGGAGGAGCTGGTAGAATGTACACAGCAAGCGGAAACTGGATTTCTAGTGCTTATTTAGAAATTGCATTAGAATCTAGCTCTCTTGGTGGTGGTGAATACATGCTTCAAATGAGGTTTAAAAACTACTCACGAGACCCTAGACCGATACCAGCTGGCCGCCAAAATAGGCTTGAGTGGATTGAAAACAATTTAGAAAATATTAGATAGAGAGGAAGTAAACGAAAATGAGAATCAACACTACTAGAGTTTATATGGTCTTGATGAATAGGGCGATACCTGCTGATTATTTAGAAAATGAGATTGGTATCAGTCGTTCTGTTATTGAAAAAGTTAGAGATGACGAGAGTGAATTTAAAAATCTAACTCTTGATGTTGCTGCGAAAATTCAAAAGTGGATTGATGATGGCAATTACACGTTTAGTTATGATTACAGTGAGCTTATCGAGGAGTTAGAAGAGGATCTCGCTGGGGGTTTAATAGATGATTACCTCTTTATTATTCGTGGTGATTATAATGAAGCCTTGGGAAAGTGTCCGATCATTGACTATTATTATAGCCAAGATGAAATTAATGACGGAGACATGGCTGAAAAGGTGTTGACAGAAGCAGTCCTTAATGAAATGAAACAGGACAACGAAATCTTTTAACCGTTCAAATGAGCGGTTTTTCATGCCGCTTGGTAGCCTATGCTGCCAAGTTTTTTGTCCAAATAAAAAAGCTAGAGTAACAACTCCAGCTTCTATTCTTCCGTGTATTCATATTTCCTTGTATCATAAACAATTTCTTTCCCGCAAAACATGCAATATTTCAGAGTCGGCCCCATCCAAGAGTAATGCTCACCGCAATTTGTTTCTATTTGATTCACTTTGGTAAAAAGCAATGTTTCTATATCTTTGGTTTTGTCATCATAAATCTCTATTGTGTGTTTACAAACATCCATCTCGATTTCTCCTTTTTGTTTTATTATACCACTTCAAAAAAGGCTAAGCATTATTAAGTCTTTTTTCATTTCAAGGGGGGCAAATAAGGGGCAATAAGTGTAAACTTTAGTAACTTTATGTGAGTTTTACCGACTACGTCTTACACGCATATATCCTTATTTAATAGGTTTTCTTCCTATTATATACGCATTTAAAATAGCACTAACAGAATACCGTGGTTTGAAATCATTCTACAACTTGAAAAAATAATTCTATAGTAATATAGAATGAAAAGAGGTTCCCTGGGGGATCTCTTTTTTCGTCTTCTGACAAATGTAAACTCAACTTATAATATTTCTGAGTCTCAATAAGTCAACTGAATAAAAAAATTCCCTCAATCTATCAATTGGGGGATTTTAGGATTAGAATAAGCCCTTAATCTTGTCTAAAGCTCCGCTTACCATTTCGTTGCCCGAAACAAGAGATTTAGCTTGGTCGAAGTACTCGCCTAAATCATCTTTGTTTTCCTCAACAAACTTTTTAGCCGCTTCAAAATCTTTTTTCTCGATCAT